CCTCTTTCGCGGTTCCGAGAGGGACTCTTTCAGACAAAGTATGACGTTAGACTGAGGCGTTGTATGGGGGCTAGTAACTCAGAATGGAGAATCATGTTAGTACTTGGCAAGTAAAGATTGCACTAATAACAGATTAAGCTTAAAAACTAGGTCAAACAAAGTTGGTTTACATGCGTTACGTCGTAGACTAATACGAAATGTGAGTAGGAGACAATAAGCTATTGCGAAAAAGGGAAAGTGGCGAATGTGGGAGTACCAAGTATCGTAGGTGAGTCTTAGTTTAGACGAAATGGTTATAAGCGTTATTAGCGATCAGGTTGAGTATGTATATGAAGATCAAAGACAAAGTCGTCATTGCATTTGTCGTTGTCTTACAATTAGTAGACATTCACAAAATCACTGTTATCATACTATCTGTGGTCTACCCGAGACTGCGCTATCACGAGAAGAAAGGAATGCAACTCTGTGTGCTATAGCATTGAACACGGGGCCTGTAAGGTATAGTACTGGATATTATACCGAAAAGGGTCTACGATCATTGGACATTCTAATGTATGATGGGGCCGCCGTGACATATTCAGCAGGATATCGAATGTGAAACAGGCTAGCTGGCAGTGTGTTCAGTTTGTTGAAGTAAGAAGTCGCGTGACGATGAGAATGAAGATTGTATCCAGAAAACCTTGGATGCAGCGAAAGGTAACACCTAAGTTTGAGTGTTGTAGCATGATGAAGGCCTATCATGTGAAAGTACTGGCAAATAATTCACAATGTTTAATTATGATATCATTAAAAAATATACTAAAAAGAAGAAGCTATAGGCATTCTAAAACATATAATAGACATACTAATCACATATAAAATCAACGCGTTAACTGGCTGTTTGTACTGGTCGAGAGACAATCGTAGTCTGATGACGTAAGGCGGGACACCTGAAAGTAACGCAAAAAGGAAGAGTAATAGTTGACATCCTACGGCGCGATGAATTAGGTCGACAACCTCCAGTGGATAGGTTTAGACGAAGAAGCTGTAAGCATATCGGTACACTGATACAAATGCGTACGAATATGTTCTTGGGCGTGGTTTGATCCCACGTACTTAACTGGCTTAGGCAGTGTTACGGATTAGTCGTATTCTGGAAAGATTATTAAGCATGGTAATCGTATTGATTAAGTTCTACGATATTATCAGAGTATCAATTCGGGTACTTCCTCCCCCCATGGATATCGTCCTTGCCGATAGAATAAGCAGGCGAACACCAATATGGTTGTGAAATTGCGTTGATGGTGCGAAAATGTGAGAAGAGTTTAGCAGTAGAGCGGGTCTGGTCTTATTATATGCGAAACCCCAAGTATCGGTCGTACTTGGCTGGCGATTATGTTTTTAGTAGGAACGATAGAAAGAGTATATATGATAATGTTGCATTATCGCGGAAATTTAAGTCGTAAAAAGCTTTTAAGAATTTTTAATCATAAAATTCAAAGACAATTTTTGCGTAAGCATACATGAAAGGTTTTAAAAGAATAGAAGATAGTACAATAGTGGACGACCAATTATTAAATGATATTTTAAATTTTGACAATTTAACGATAGAACAAAGAAATGCACGAATAAGAGAAATACAATTTATGCGGGATATAGGAAGTATAGGTAACACTTATCTCAAACACCTAATGAATAGAGGAGCTTATAGAGTAGGTTCATCACCACCGGTATCAATGGAAAAGGATACTCTGAATCCGGAAGTGACAACACAGTCCTACATCGAACAGGTCCCTCCTGAAATACATAACATCAATAATTTAAGATTTTCACCTCATTATGATGTACCATTACTTAGCAAACAACAAGCTAGAGAAGTGATTGGTTATATCTATAATCGTATTGGTGAAGATCCTGATTATAGTGTATTATCGGACGAGGTGAGAGGTATACCGAATACTTTTCTTACAAGCATAGTTGCACAGTTAGGAGAACTAGTTTACGGACCGAATAACTACATTGGTCCATCAAAGACAGGGAACGCTGAAGGTACATTATTAGATATAATAACTAATGTCCCTGCTTTGAACGATGCCGACGCACGCGCTAGATTACACGATATAGCACTAGCGATAACGACAGATCCAATAGTTCATGAAGAACTACCCCCAGTAGCAAGGGAATTGCAGGTTTTTGAACCGTTGTTCAGAGCAGGTAATTCAGATATTGATATAGATCACTCACAAGTGTTGAAGTTATCAGGTGATGTTGAGGAAAACCCCGGTCTGGGGCCAACTCGCTTTACTAACAATGATAACTTAACCTCATACTCATATTTATTTGAGTCTTGGCATGTGTTTACATGCCGTCAACCTACTGGATGGGAAGTTTGGAAGTTAATGAGCATATTATATGATGCGTTCGGCACGCAAGAAAGAGTGAAGATGGCATCCTGGATGATGGATATACGATGGCGTTTAGTGAAAGGAGACACAACACGCAAAGATAGACAGTTATTAGAGGTAATCCATAGAATAAGTAATGATATGAATGATATTTCGGAGGAGGATGTTAAGTTAATTAGGATGAAATTAAAGCTAAGCGGGAATGTAGAAAGTAACCCTGGGCCACCAGCAGAAAATAATAATGGTATGGATGTGGTAGCAGCATTAGTCGATAAGGTAAAGATAGAGGAAACAAAAGCATCAGTTAACGATAAAAAGGCAGAGAAGAAATCAAAAGCAGCAGGATTGTTAACAGCTGCAACGGTACCGAGGGATGGAGCCTATTTACTCGGATCATCAATAAAGACGAACAAGTGGTCATATGAATCATCGGGACCAGAGATGGACGCGATTGTTAAAATATTATCGTCACCAACGAACGCCAGTAGTTATTTATCGCAAGGTGTTGGTACGGCGATTGTAGATATGCAAGCACACATAAATGATATGTACGGTAATTTTGACGTCAGGCGTGGCCAGAATAATACGACTGATAAGACTATGCCGAGCAGTAACTGGATAGGCATGGCCGGGTGGAATACAACTGTGTTACAGAACGGAGCATTCAACAGCAGGGGTACACGTCTTTTTAGGTATGGTATGTCGAACAAAGAGCCTAGAACAAAAATACCTGCAGGTAATTTGGGTACAGCACTCGACGGAGCAGCAAAGGTATTTCAAGATTTTTTGTCTGTTGGTAGGACCAATACGAATGCTTTCTCTGGTGATCCAATGTTAGAGATAAATAGTAGGTTGATTGCGGCCGACTTTGGTGATTATATTAATTTGGCGAAGTTACTGGCATATACTAGCTTAACAGAGATGCAGTACGGTGATGTAGTATCACGATGCACACCAGACCTCGCAACGTACAACACAGAGATGGCATCGCCATCAAATGTATATTACCCGGGTTCGGCTAATCAGCTTGCTGGAGGAGCGCGGCCTGCAATTACTGCATGGTTTATGCATCAGACATTATTACGACAAATAGTGTTAGGACAATTTGATTTACCTAATAATTTGGTGTGGAATGATACAATGACTACGGCATTTATACCTGTGTCAAGATCTGTCTCACCTGACGCATTAGCGCTTATAACTATGTGTTATATGGAGTACCCGATGTTTTCTACAACCGATGCAAACTTAACAACTTTTTCAGTACAGGAGAATCCAGCTGCAGGATTGCAACCTAATCTTAATCAGACCAGAGGCAATAGGTTCGCGACGGAGAATGTTCGTGTGGACGGTCCGAAGTTCAATGTGATATATATTACCTTAGACAATATAGATGATGATTTAGAATTACCTAATGGTACTTTAATTCCAGACATCACTAACGCAGGCGTTAACATATCAGCTGAGCTAGAATCATATTACGATAACAATATACCGAACGGCTCTTGGTTTGGATATCAAGAGGCAATGGACTATTTCCTAAAGTTTACCTCGGCTGATGATTGGGTAGCAGCTTGTTGCTTTGCACATGATCTAATTAGGGCCAAATTGCCATACTATACATATATGGCAGTGGGGGGAGCGCCAGCACTATCAATGCCAGTACCTATCGGTGCACTATCCGGTGGTGCAAGTATACAAGTACAGTCGCTAGATAACTTAGGACAGACAGCAATATTTGGAAATGTACAATCATTGCAACCGTTATATAATAGTTTTGGATACTATGATTACCCTAGTCAGCGGCCTCCGGAAGTAGCGGCCCCCGCGAATGGTAGACCTATAACACCGATTACAGCCTGGTTTCAAGATAACACACCTCTGACACGATGGGGTATATTAACTGGGTGTCTGAAGAAAGATGTGATAAGTGGGACATCACTGAGTGATATGTACAAGGATAATCGTAGGCCAATATATTACGCGATACTTAAGGTGGGTGAGATATTATTAGACATGAGCGCTGAGTGGTACATAAAGAATAGGATTACTAATAAGCACTTGCACGGTTTACCTCCAAAGATAATAGAGAGAAGAACGGCAATATTGAAGAAGCTGGCTGGCGTAACTACAACATGGCAACAGACAATGTGTGGCTTTGTGTTTATGCGGATGGCTGATTCAAGCCCGACTTTAACCGGTAACTACTTGAATGATGGGATTTGGTTCAATGCAGATGCATGGCGTAATTCTCAGATAGTATTGAGCAATAAGATGTATTACAATAATTATTTCCAAGTTGAGCCTCAATGCACCATGCAGTTAGGTACGATATATAATAAAACTTGGATGAGGGCTAACTCACCACAGGCCATAATAAATGGTGTGGCTACAGGAGGACCATTTTCACAGTGTTTAACAAGTGATGTTTACAAGGGTAATTCGCACATGGATGAGCGAGCTTCAATTATGTACGCTATGAGTAAATGGAAACACTTAGCTGACGGACCTCTGGCACTACAAGAACTAATATACACGTATCTGGTGGATGAAGCTAATAAGAACGTATTTTACCAGAGGCCAATACTGCAGTATTGGTCGGAGTGGTTGAATGTGTATGATGGTAATACGTTAATGCCACAAGTAAATAGAGCAATAGGAGGAATGATTACTACAATACCACACTATCCAGAAGAGTACGATGACTTCACAGGGTTTAGGATGTTGGTAGGAATACAAAGTATGAATACAGTAATGGGAACTGTAAATTCGTTAAATTTAAAGGGTCTTGGCTCCGGAGCATTTATAAATACTACAAGTTATACTGCTCCAGGTGATGATGATTTGATGTCATCACCAGGTCAACTTTTCTAAACAGCCAGACCCCCTCTTGGACTTAAAAGATCTAGAAAATGGAGTAGAACCAAAACGGTTCGATGATCTAAAGCGTCCAAAGTTCAAGAGAGTCAATTTGGGGCGTATTACATGGGAAGAAAATTACGAAAATCTGACGGACTGGAGTAAGAATAGAGTGCGATTTCATATGGGGGGGCAACTACTGTATGATATAGGTGATCCATCACGCAATATATGTTACACGTTATATAGGAATGCTCTTGAGCATGCAGGTAAAGCGGGTTTAATTGATCAGTTCGGACTAGATTGGGTTGTGCAGGATGTTAAACGATGTCAGGAGCTCAGTGCTTATGCCAAGAAAAGGGGCGAGCAGTGTAGTGAGGACTGGCGTTATCTAGTGGATTTACATAGACTAACAGATTTTCTACCCTATTTAGAAGACGAAGAGTTTGTAAGTGATATAAAAGATTGGGTTCAGCGTGAACCCTTGCATACGTGGAACGGTGACGAAGAGAAATGGTATGCTAAATTTGAGGAATGTTTTAAACGAGTATTATTACGCAGTGGTAGAATGCCTGGCGATGTAATATCAGTTAACGATTTCATCAGAAACGGTGATTTATGGTGTACAAGCGGTAGTGGATTTGAGCCGGAGGCGGACAAGTTATCAGTAACCGACACTGTAAGAGATGCGACTTTCGATGTTACAAAGAATAAGTGGTCAGTACGTTGGAAGTTAAGCAATTATAAAGTTAAAAAATTGTTATTCAAGAGAAGAAAACAGATCTGTAAAGCAGTACAAAAAAGTGAACCAGGGAAAGTTAGAGCAGTAATAAGTAGCGATTTGAGTTTATACCTTAAAATGAGTTACGTGAGTACATTTTTAGAAAAGGCATTGGCAGGCAGTGAATTTAGTACATTATTCATGTCGAAACAGGCACGGTTTGACCTTTGGCAAAGTATGGCTAAAGACGGTACATGGAGGATGCCAATCGACCAGAGTGAGTTTGATAAAAATGTGACGGGTAGACAGATAAAGATCAGTCTTGCATGTATAGCTTGGTTTTTGCAATATTTGCAGGCGCCGGATGTATTTATAGAGCTAATGGATATGATTGAGTATGCGCTAGATGGCGGCTATGTGCTAATAAACGGTGAGCGCATAGACATAAGGAACGGTGTCCTAAGCGGATGGCGGTGGACCGCCTTATTGGATACATTAATCAATCTAACAGAGGTGGAGATGGCGAAAGACTGGGTCGAGGAGAATAGTACAATCAAGGTGAATTTCCTGGCACTAAACGCACAAGGTGATGATGACTGGATGAAGTTACGCACTCGTCAAGAAGGCATAGCAATATGGTTGGCATTAGAAAGTTTTGGTTTAATGGTCAATCCGGGTAAGTTTTTCTTGTCGAAGACACGTGATGAGTACTTGCGCAGGGTGATGGATAAGGATAAAATTACTGGTTATCCGGCAAGGAGTGTAACTTCAATATGTTTTAGGAACCCAATAAATGAGAAAGAGACAGTCGGAGCAGATAGAGTGCGGCAGGGCATGAATAAATGGAAGCTTTTTTGTGAACGTATGGACATGGTTTTTAACCGTTCGTGGTGGTGGCGCTGTTGGATACAGGATAGTATTCAGGGTACGCGGGGTATGACAAAAGAAATAATTACGAACTGGTTTAATACGGATGTCGTTATTGGCGGGATCGGATACGATGGCATGGATTTTCAAGAGTATGATGTTCCGTCAAGCTCGATATTGGAAACAAATGATCTGATCATACATGGTGAAGGATATGACGAGTGGGTAGAATTTGCATCAATATTTGGTGTGGAAAAGCGATCTGCAATGAGGTTCGCTGCTAGTACATTGAAGATTCAGGGAGGTAGAATACCTGAGTGGGTAAAGTATATATTTACTTATGATAACTTAAGAACTGAATTTCCACACGGTAGCGATGCGAATATGAAAGGTATGGTTGCGGTAGGTAAACAGGCTAGATCAATGGCTAGGATACTGAACATCCGCTGGTTTCCAAGTATGCAATTGCTAGAACACAGTACGCATTATGATAATTGGGAATTAGTGCAAGCACGAACTTACCGACCTTTAAAACTACATCATGTATATGAGTCAAAAGCACCAAGGCTGACACGTTATCCGATAATCTCACAGACATTAGCTAGTCTTAGTAGTAAACCTGAGTTGGTCTACTCTGACTATAAGGCTTTTGATTTCTCTGGTAAACCTAGATCGTGGGTAACAGACTTTATAAATGGAAAATTGAAATCACCATCATCCCCTAGACCAGGTTGGGGATCTGATGTAATAGGACATATAGCAGGAGTACTTCTCCCTACTGCTATTAATCAGTTTTTAAACATGTCAAAACCAAGTATGGGGATATGGGATGGTTTGCTGGCTAGCATAAATGCTACCATCCCGACGATACTCAACGGCTTGAACATACGCGTAGTTGAGTAACGTAAGTTACATCTAGGAGTGGAGGCTGAACATGGCCCAAGGGTGGGGTGCGTTGTTGACAAGGATAAGCGCACTAAACGGATGTAGATAATGCATTGAATCATTACAAACATTGTGAATTCGTTAAGCTAGACCATAACGCGACAAAGTCGGACATATTATACTCCTGCGTGG